TGCCCATCAGTGTGAACAACGAACAGCACCTTAGCGTCTTTAGGTAGACGTTTCTTGGTTTGCCTTATCAGCATACCAATCGCGTCATACAGCGGCGTGCCGCCACGCGGTTGATACTGTTCCATAGTGAGTGGGTAGCACTCCTTCACCTTGCGGTTCTGGAATACTTTTCTCAGTATGCTGCCATCATTGGTGAAGCTACTGTCGAACTTAAACAGTGACAGGAAGCAGCGCTTCGCCCCACCCTTCAGTTCTTCGACATAGCTGTTGAAGGTGCTCACCACCGCTTGGCGATGTCCACCCATTGAGCCGCTCTCATCAAGCAGCATTACTACATGCGTCTTCTGCATTATCGTGGTCTCCAGACAGAGACAGCATCATTGCTGCCTCAATTTGTGGCAGAGAATTTATGGCCTCTGCCTTGCCATATTTCTTGACCATTGGGCCTCTCACCCTTCCGACCGTTCTATATTTTTTTCGCAGGAGCTAAACGATTAAGGCGCTCCAGTTCTGACGTGACGCTGGAGTCGCTGACGGTCTCGACCCGTACCATCCGGGTTGAAATCCGGCTGCTCTACCAGTTGAGCTACAGCGACATATTTAGTCATTAGCCATTATTCTCAATATAGCCTTGGTATCTTCTTCGACAATTTCAACCTGTTCACTCACGCGACCGATCGCCAGTGTGTTGGTATTCACTGAGTTAGTCAGCGTTACCACAGCAGGCTGCTCCAGCGTCTGCGTCTTGATGGCTTTAGCGATCTTGTCATCCAACCAGAACTCACCATAGCCCCACAGCAAACCAACCACAGCGCCATAGATAGGCCAACCACGGATCAGCATCTTTACTGCATCCGCGATCTTGTCTACTGCCACCTCTTCATCACTCATTGGGGTCTTCCTCTTCTGACCCCTGCTCTTCACGTGCTGCTAACCGGGCCTTAGCTGCGGCGCGGAAGTCAGCTCTCTCTTTTTCACGAGCCTGTTGTGCTGCGGAAAGCTCAGCCGCTTGTCGCTTTAGTTGGTCTATCTCTTCCTGCTCAAGATCGTGATCAGCTATCTCTTCCTTCAGGTCATCAATGAGCGCCTGCTGCTCCATGTACTTGTCTTCGAGTTCCTCAACCTCTTCCTGCTGCACCTGAGCGAGCAGTAGGCTGTTGTACTCATCCTCTGGGATAATCACCTGACCAGTAAGATCGGGATCAGGCTCTTCAGTATGGATCGACAGCGTGTCACGGCACGGCAGGTCCAGCTGCCTGAACTCCGTCTTCACCTCTTTGAGTGAGCAGAAGATGATCTCAGCCGCGTTCGTGTCGCCTATAGCGATCATGCGGTCGTAGTAGTTCAGCTTGCGGCACTCTTTGCCGGGTAGTGGGATCGTCAGCCCCGTGCCCAGTCCGGGGATCGACAGGTTCGCACCGATGTGTGCCTTGCACCTGTCACCTGACCCCGGTGTGATCGTCACGCTGTCCGGGGTGTTCTCTATTCGGATGTCTGACTTGTGGGTGGTGTTGGCTGGGATGTTGTTTCCGGTGTTGACGTTGATGTCTCCGACACTTCCACCTGTGGCTTCCGAGCTTCCTCCAGTTGCTGTCGTATCTCCGACAGCACTGTTGCTCTCCGCATGTCCACCAGCGCCCCCTTCACCGCCAGTGCCACCACTTGCGGTCGCGGTCGAATCTGCGGTGGACGTGGAGGTGGCGTTGGCAGCTGCTGCCGCTGCTGCGCTTGCTTCAGCTGTTTGGCTTTGCGTCTGGCCTTGCCCTTGTTGCTGCCCTTGGGCTTGTCCTTGCTGTTGTCCTTGGGTTTGGTCTCCACCACCGTCTCCGTTATCGTGACCGCACTGTCTGTGTCCCTGCCTGCAATCGTCGCCACCAGCGAATGCTGGTATCAGGGCGAAGGCACACGATAGTACGATGATCGCACTAATCTGTAGTGCCAGCTTCGTCCTCGTCGTCATCATCAAAATCCTCGTTGTATTGATACTGTGCAGATGCCAGCTGGTCGATGAGCTTCTCTACCGCTGGGCTGACATCCAGTTTTATTGTTATTGTGATCTCGCTCATACCAGCCGTTCTTGAACTCCCTCGTACTCCAGCATCCTGCCAACCTTGTTGCGAGATACAAACTTATACCTCCACAATTCACGTAAGCCGCGCTGCGCTGTGCTGTAACTAACCTGATACCTTTTTGCCGCACCACTGATAGTGAGTTTCATTCCCGGCGTTAAGTCTTGTGTGATTTGATCTACGATAGCCATAAGCCCCGAATCTCCCCTGTTGTTGGCTAATCATCACTCTCATATTCTTCAATAAACGTCCATCGATCAATGAGGTATGAAGGCTGTCTAAATATCTTAACTCGAATCCACCATTCTGCGTATGCTAGCCATCGAGGACTGTCATATCCAAAGAATCTGGATATAGGCTTCACATATCGGGATTCGAGGTTGATTTCTTGTTCCTTATCTACGTCTTTGCCATGAGCACATCGACAATTATCAGGACAGTAATCACCATCATTATCTTTCCTGTCTTTCGCCATATTTCTTCATGTGAGCCGTGTTATTGAGATCGCTACCCAGATCGCCATCTGTCCACCCACCAATGGATGATTCTGGAAGCTCCACGTACTTGTAAAAATCTACCAGCGGGAGCGTGATAAATTTGCGGTCGCCACTCGTCAACTCAATCCGTATCCACAACAGCATTGAATTGGGCACCGCGCCCTTTGGTATTACCAGCTCAGATGATATCACTTCCGCTGGCTTAAATCTCTGGTTTCGGCACAGATATTCGAGGTTTATTTCGTATCTATCCATCAGGCGTGATTATCCCGCTTGGAGCCTCACCCATGACGACCTTGGCACCAGCGTCCTCGAACGTGCCCCTGAGTATCTGCATCATCTGGAAGATCGTGAACTGAGCCTCACTCAGTTCCTCCACATCGGTCGGTAGCACCTCACCCTCATCGAGGTCCCAGTTGACACCCCACTCCAGCGCAGCCTCATCCTCCTGCCCCTCAGCGTCCTTCACCATCAGGTATACGGTTCTTGGTCTCACTTCTTCACCTCTTTGAACTCGCCCTCAGCTGGTGGGTTGTGCATGATGCCGACGAACGATTGCTTTAGTTGTGCCAGCTGTTCTGGCGTTGCGTTCTTAAATGGATTTTGCCCACCAGTTGTGAGCTTGAGTTTGTCATCGAAGATGCCGAAGTGCCTGCCCATCTGTTGCAGTGCGCTGGCTTTTTCTGCGAGCACGTAACTGTAGTTCTTAATCCAGTGCTTCACTACCTCACCATTCTCGATGACGGTGATCTCGTGCATGTTGTAGGTGACCTTCTCCACGATGGCTCGCTGCTCATCTGTCAGCTCATCAGGTGACTTGTAGATGAACTCACCGGGATAGTGCGGGTCCTCTTTCAGGAAGCTCACGCGATCGGTGAATGCGATCTTGGCATACTCATTCACCACGTCCGTGGCTGACTTGTCGGCTGTCTGGTTAAGCCTCTCCCTGAAGCGCTTTATCTCAGCGATAACGTCCGGCTTCTTCATCAGGTTGTGCGCCATCTGGCTGGCGTATTTGTCTGAGTAGTCCGCACCACGAGCGGCTTCTTGGATGCTGCCGCACTGAGCATACAGCTCCGCGAACTTTCGCTGCTTGGGTGTCATGAAAGCAGTGTACCTAACCCACTGAGATAGATAAAGTTACCACTTAGTGTGAATTTTTTATCACAAAGTGCTTGACTTCCTGTGGAAGTGTCCCTATAGTGCAGTCCATAGCCGAGGGAGACACCCCACCGCTGGCATCCGAATGGATGGACTGGATAAAGTCAACGCGGGTCTCCCTCACCTTTTACAGGAGACAGACAATGAACTTTTTTAGCAGATTTATTTTCTGGGTAGCGCCAGAGCACCGTGAAGCGAAGCTCGCTTACATCATGGGTGCGAAGACCCTGACAGGCTTCATCCGCGCAGTAGGACCCAGTAAGGAACTCATCGAGAACGCGATCGACACGATCCTGACTGAGATGGGACTGAACAAAGAAACAGCCCTCCGCGCCATAGCAAAGCACTGGGGCATGACAATCACCGTAACAAACGCGCACTGCAACAACACGCTGCGCAAGTAAGGAGAAAGACAATGACACACTCAGTAACAGACTCACATGTAATAGACGCAGGTGGAAGATTGCACTGGATCGAAGAAGATTTCCGCGACATCAAGACAGGCGACAAGTTTGTAATCACCTATGGTGGACGCTGGTCAAGCCCGACAACGTACAGTAAGCCAAAGCGGGTTACCCGACACACGGACCTGACGTTCTGGCTCGAAGGAGACGAGGAAGGCAAGGAGGTTCGCGTAGCCAAGACCAACGGCAAGGTTCACGGCAACAGGTACAGCAGCAACTATGCTAAGCCTTACACCGACGATGAGACACAGTCATGAATGAATACGACAAAGAACAATTGTTCAGGCGCGGCATCATTGCTGCTAAATCATACCTCCGTGACGGATACCTAAGCCCCGGTGGAATACCAAAAGACAAGCGGCCGATTGATAAAAAACTCGAACATGCCGTACTTGAGACCTGGGCTGAAGTGGTTTGGGTAGCAAACAACAACGCATACACGCCCCACTACTGGAAGATGCAACTGCTCGAAAAGGCTAGCGAGGAATCTTTACCCCCTTCGACCTAGCCTCATCCAGCGCAGAGGAAACAGAACTATGAAAAAACGATACGAAAAAACTGCCAAAAATATCATCCGTAAAGCAAAATCCATGCTCGAAAAATTGCCTTCTCGGGAACCTGCTCGTAACTTCTACCTTGGCAAAATAGCTGCCGCTGAAGAAATACTCAAAGCATCTAGCCGCGAGGAATCCTTACCCCCTTCGACCTAGCCTCATCCAGCGCATAAGTAAGGCCGCAATGACTGTGGAGGTGAGGTTGACTTCACCTCCATAGTCAGGTACAATGGGTTGTTCGCTTGGATAGGAGAAGACAATGTACAACCTCATGAACTATCACACTGAGCACGGCAACAAGACCGTGCTGGTTGGACCGAAGGGTCGCAAGCTGGTCCCCATCCTGATGATGGAAGCCAGCGGACTCACAGTAAGGAAGGTGCCGCTAACAGAAGAGCGCTACCTGCGTGAGATTCCACTGCCACCCCACTCGCGAGGTATCAAAACTGTCGCACGACGCTTTAAGTCGTTCGGCGCACGAACTGGAATGACGAAGGCAGCTAAGTCGTTCCTATCTAATCTCAATAACGCTGCGTAGGAGAAAACAATGAACCTTAATCTGGAAGCACTTGGAGTAACGAGAGAGTCCCTAGTACAAGCCATCTTGAAAGAAACCGGCTTGACACCAGAGGGCGCAGTAATCGCACTGGCAGAACAGCTCGGCGTGGACATCATGAAAGCCGACGACTATCAGCCTACAGCTGCATCACTGTCGAGCGGTGATGAGGTCCTCACCTCGGAAGGTGCAGCACGAGCTGCCATCCTGACAGAGAGTGAGATCGGTACGCTACGAGAAGCCGCTGCTATACAAACTCGTCTCTTCAATTAAGATGCACGCCCCACCTGCAATCCTGCGGGTGGGGCTTTTACTTGAAGGAGAGAGGAATGAGTAGCTGGTATGGAATGCACCAGCGTGACAATCGGATTTGGCTGAAGCGGTTCATGAAGCACTTCGAGCTGACGCGACCACAAGTCGCTAAGTTCTGTAGCGTGAACCTCAGCACGGTTGATCGCTGGCTGGTCCCTCCAGATCGAGCAAGTCACAGGAAGATGCCCAACATGGCACGCGACCTACTGACCTGCTTAGAAAGCAAAGGGGCTATTGAAAAAAGTACTTGACTTCCTATGGAAGTTACCTAATAATACGAACATCTACCGGGGTTGGCCCGGTATCAAATGGAGAAAACAATGAAACGAGGAATGAATCTTGAGAGCCTTCTCACCACGGTAATCGAGCAACGCGATAGTAAGCGTGACTTCGTAGCCGACACCAAAGAGTCCATCTCGATGGTTGCAGCTGAAGACATGCCGAACAAGGTTGCCCTTGTATTACTCAAGGAAGGTGCATCAGAGCTGGAGCGCTTCTCGATCTCGGAGAACTGTCACCGACAGATCGCTGGACGCTTGCAGATTCCCCTGAAGCACTACTTCAGAATGCTTGAGGACTACCGTGACCTGATCGTTAATGAGGTCAACGCAATCTTCAAGAAGGAGCCGCAAACACGGCTGCTGCGGACACTGGATGGAAAGGCTCGCGCCTTCTTGTCTAACCGCTACCGCACGATCGATAACGATGAGGTTATCGAGCAGGTGTTGCCACCTATCGTGCAAGGCGACGTGCCCAGTCAGCTCCTTAGCTCGAATGTCTCGGAGAACTCAATGCACATCAAGGTGCTGTTCACTGGCGACAATCTGGCTCAGGACCTTGGAGAGCTTGCTCGACCGCAGAACCATATCGGTGGTCAGAGCAACGGATCGACCCGCGACATCATCCGTCCGGGCGCAGTCATCAGCAACAGCGAGACTGGGCACGGCAGGCTGAGAATCGACGGCTTCTTCTACCGGGACTACTGCCTCAATGGTTGTGTCTACGGCACAGAGGAAATCTTCAGCTACAAGCGCAACCACGTTGGTGGGAAGCTCGAAGCTGACGGCGACTTCCGGGTGTTCTCTGACGACACGAAGCGCAAGCAGAATGAGCTGATCATCGCTGAGATTACTGACGCGATGGAAGCCCTGACCAGCGAAGAGAATGTCGCCAAGATGGGCGAGAAGCTCCGCGCTACGAAGGAAGGCGCTGTGGTAGAAGACACCTTCGCCGCTGTCGATCAGCTGGCTAAGGAAGTTGACATCCGCGACGGCGAGAAGGAAGACATCATCAGCAACCTGCTGACCGATGGCGACTTCAGCCGGTGGGGAATGGTCAACGCTGTCACCAAGATCGCGAACACTGAGAAGGTGGACTACGACCGGGCATGTGAGCTGGAGAACATTGGCTCACAACTGATCGACCTGCACACCTCGCAGTGGAACCGAATCGCCCAAGCCGAAAGGATTGCGGCGTAACTGGAGCGGGGGCACGCCGAGTATCGCTGACTACAGCGGGAAGCGGAAGCCCCCAATCCCTTCATCAAGAAAGGTAGAAAGCAATGTCAACAAAAATGAGACAGGTCTCTAAAGAAGAGTTTGAGGTTCTGACCAGATTTCATCCCGGCGAAGTCCGCTACTACGTGGACGTGAACCGCGCACTATCGACCCGTAGCAAGGGTGCCAAAGTGAATGTGAAGCGCAAGCCGATCAAGCGCGTAGGTAAGCAGGCTGCGAAAGGTGGCAATCGAGCTAACGCCTCGAAGTTCGTCCAGCTGACGACTAAGAATGCTGGCGCAATGCGACCGAATACATTGCAGTATGCGATTTACTGTGATGCGACTCGCGTCCTGAAAGAGGACCCCACCAAGGTGCTGAAGCGGAATGAGCTTACAGCTAAGCTGGTGGCGCGTAACCCGAACAACGACAAGGACACCCAGATCGTTCCCACGATCTCAGCCTTGATCAAGAACGGCTACCTGCGCTACACAGGGGAAGCCAGCCAATAAGACTGGCAAAAAAATGGGGCGCTGCCGTGAGGTAGCGCCCCTAATTGGTTCTGAAATGAAGAAAACAATGACTTTGCAGAACTGACTATCTCACAATCTCCACCTCAATGCCATACTGAGCCTCGACCACTGCGATCTTCAGCATTGACAGCTTGGTGTCGAAGCCCTTCACATCCTCATAGCGCTTGCGGTCCTGCTCGATGTCGTAGTAGCAGAAGTCCACCCAGTACGAAAGCTGTCGCCCAGCCTTACTAAGCACTGCGCTGTCGCCGCAGGAGAGCGGCATCACCACCTGACAGGCTAGGTCCTTGATCACCCCAGCCTTCTCCAGTAATGACAGCTCCTGATAGCGCTCGAACTCCCTGATGGAGTCGAACGTCATTCCCTCCCAGTGGACCTTCTTGTTTTTGTACTTGGCTGGCTTTTTCGGTTTGTCTCTTCCCACCGCACTGCCTGTGCGAAAATGTTGTATGGAAGTTGGTCGTTTACCCATATCAGATGATCCCATTGTCTGCCGAACCGTTCTTCCCATGTCTCCACACCCATGCCTGAGTCGATGCCCATGTCACCGATGTGGTAGTCGTCCTTCAGTGGTATCTGTAGGAACGGGTTCTGTTTCTGTCCTACACCTACGTGCCAGCCCATCTCTTTCATGGACCCACCATGGCAGTGGTGCAGCGTGATAAATGGATTGCGCGAAACTGCACAGCGCAGTTGTCTCAGGTTCTTCTCATGCAACGAAACGCTGCAAGTATTTTCGGGCATTCGTAGAACTCCCTGTCATCGCTCGTCCTGCGATCGAAGCGCTTACTCTTTATCCAGAACTGCTTCGAGTCTGGTTTGATTATAGCCACATGTGTCCGCTCTTTGTTGACGATGATGTAGGCGACCAGCGGAGCGGCGTGCTCCATGTCCACCTTGCGAACCTCATCGACAAATATCGTCGGGTACTTGTACGTCTCAGTGCAGACGAACGACAGGTTCTCCCGGTACTTGACCTCGATCCGTCCCTTTCCCTCGATGAAGATGTCGCCGTCATCGATGTAGTCCTTCCACTCACTATGGCTTGGTCTTATCCGTGTGGTCTGCACGTGCGCGTCACGACCCTTAGATCGTAACCACGCAGCCACCTGTACAGTAACCTCATGCGAGACCTTCAGGCTGCGCAGGAACTCTTCGTCGCTTGTCGGCATCAAAACGGCGCTCCCGGCCCAACCTCTTGTGTTGCCATGAAGGGCTTGTAGATTATCTCGTGATACCGCTGCCGCACCTCTTCGTTCCTGTCCAGCTCAGCACGTGATGTGATACCCAGCCTTGAGCAGATGTAGTGCCTTGCGACATCGTTGTAACCACCAACACGAGCTGTATCAGCCTGTGACTCGATCTCACATGACTCCCACTCACCGATGTCCTTGATGTATTGCCAGAATGCCTCGTTACCACAGAGCATCACTGCGCCGTAGCTGGGGCGCTGTGACGGCTTAACCGACTTCTTCTCTACCCTATCCCTCATCTTCTGGTCGATCGTCTCCTGATCGTCATCCAGCTCGACCAGAGCAACAACGAAGTGGTCCTTCTTCCGGTTGTATCCCTCGAACGGGTGGCCCATGCCGTCAGCACACAACCAGAACTTCACTGTGTGTCCGTTGGACTGGCTATCGTTCCAGCCTGCCAGCATCACCTCATCCTTGTAGACCATCGGCCCCTGACACTCATCCTCGATCTCGTAGCAGATCATGGCGAAGCGTGTCCCAGCTCGACCCTTCCTGCGCTTAGTGAACTTCTCGAATGGGTTGCGCTGCCCCTCCATGCCGGTCATTGGCAGCTTGAACGTCACGGTGCTGCCGTCCACGTCTGTCCACTTCGCTTCGTGCATGGTGACCTTGGCGTTGTATGCGATGCTCATGGTGCCCACCTCATCAGCTTCGTTCCGTATGTACCAACATCTGACAGGTCTTGCAGCACGTCGAGCATATCCATCCCGATCACATTGGGCATGGTCACTACGGTCTCAACCTGCATCTTCTGCTTCATGTACTTGGCGCACTCGAAGGCAGCTGTCTGACCAGTGAACGAATGGTCATTGTCAGCCGCCACGATAACCTTCTTCACATGCCGTGGGATCGACTTGAACTCAGCCAGACCGTGAGCGCTGATTGTTGCCCATGCTGGATGACCAGTAATTGCCCACGCTGCCAGTGCGGTCTCGATTCCCTCAGCCAGCACGAGCGTATCGTCAGGCTCACCCAGACGCACGCAACCACCGACGATCTTCTCTATGGGTGGCATGATCTTCTTCTCCTTCGGCAGGATGCCAAGGTACGTCCTGTGAATCGAGATCGGCTCACCCTTGCTGTTGCGAATTAGTGCGACCATCGCCGGTCTATATGTACAGTTCTTCTCGTCATCATAGTGGCGCAGCTTGGTGCGTCCACGCAGGTCTCTGGCCTGAGCGATTATCTCAGTCGGTATACCCCTGCCCTTCAGATACTCAACCACAACCTCTGGGTGCTTCGAGTACCTCCACGTCTCGTTCAGTGAGTTCCTGCGCCTGTCGATGTCGCAGCTCTGCGTGAACGGCTCTGCCTCGATGTTGCCGACTATGCGATCAATGGCCTTAGCTGCCCCTGAGAAGTCCAGCCCAAGGACCTCCATGACCAGCTTAAATCCGTCGCCCGGTCCACAGTGATTACAGAACCAGTCTCCGTCGTTCCGGTTGTTATCATAACGATACCGATCTGTCCCGGCACAGATGGGGCAGGGACCATGTGTCCGAGATACCGCATCCTCACCAAGTAGTTCTGTGAGAATTCCATCCCACTTACCCTTGGCTGCCTGCTTTGTTGTCATTCTCATTTTGCTTCTCCATTTTTTTCGCATAGGCGATGTTGCGATGCCGGATGTATCCCAGCACCTCACCGCTCGGTTCTATTGGTCCATCCCTGTCGGGACTGAATGAGTTAGGCCACACATCGAACTTCGATCTGTACGTGTGAGCAACCCACCCATCTGATTTCTTTTTATCGATAGCGTAGCCGCGTAGCCCACGATACCACTCGCGCTTTTCTTCCATGGTGAAGGTGCGCTTCTTTGCAGTGCGCCGCTTCTCCATGCGCAGCTCCATCAGGTCACCGCTTCGTGACTCGACCCGCTTGCCTTTCTTCACTGGGACGTGACCGCAGTGCGGACAGGGCAGCTGCCCGGTGTACACGGTGGCGCACATCACGCATGTGATAGGATTCTTTTCATCGAGGTCCTTCTGTCGGTCGGCGTTTGTACTGTGCAACGCCTTGCCTTCCTCAAGGACCCAGTTGTGATCATCTTGGACAAAACCGTGTTCATAGACGTTACCGCTATGGTCGATGATTCTGGAGTCTTCCTTGTTGTCGGCTGGACGCAAGGTCCTGCCAGCCATCTGGAGATACAGGCCAAGATTCTTCGTCGGCCTCGCAAGCACACAAGCGCTCAGGCTAGGCTCATCGAAGCCCTCGGTCAGGACCGCATAGTTGCAGACAACCTGTATATCGCCTACCTGAAGTCCGGTTATGATTTGCTTGCGCTCTTCGAGCGGCGTGTCTCCATCTACGTGCGCTGCTTTAGTCCCCATCTTGACGAACTCGTCGCGCAGGTTAATCGAATGTTTGACGGAACTCGCAAACACTATAGTTGGCCTGTCCGCAGCAAGCCTATGCCAGTGTTCGATGATATCCCCAACCAATGACCGGCGATCCATTGCACGATCCAGATCAGCAGGGTCATAGTCACCGCCGCGAACCTTCACGCCAGTCAGGTCTGGTATCGTCGGCGCAAACGTATGAGGCTCAACCAGATGTCCGAGATCAATGAGTTCCTGAATCGTGGGGCACTGCACCATGTAATCGTAAACATGACCCAGACCTTTGCCGTCTCCACGAATGGGTGTCGCCGTCAGCCCAATGACAACCTGTTCACCGTAGTGGTTGATGAGCGTCAGGTACGTTGGTGCGAGCGAGCGGTGGGCCTCATCAACGATAACTACATCCGAATTGGGGAACGGCAAACGATCCGTTGTGATACATCGAGCTGCGATCGTCTGGATACTGGCGACCTGACAATCCGCTGCACCGTATGGATATTCACCAGCCATGAGGATGCCGTGATCGACACCGAACTTCTCCAGCTTGCCAGCACACTGGTAGATAAGCTCGCGGCGATGGGCAAGAAACATGGACCGGCGAAGTTTCTCCGCAGCAAGTTTTACGATCTGAGCTGCGATGACTGTCTTGCCGGAACCTGTGGGAGCCACGATCAGGATGCGCCGGTAACCTGCGCGGATCGCCTGTCGCACCTGCTCGATAGCTCGGTCTTGGTAGTCGCGAAGGACGAACATTAGCTCGCCTTTTTCGCTGCGCGTTTCTCTCTCATGCGCTCGCGATCGGCCTGCTTCTTTTGTTCGTGCGTAAGTCGCTTCGAGTACTCGCTATAGGTCGGTAGTTTCCAGCCCCAGTCACGATGCTCATCGAGCCTGACCAGTCGAGCGCCGCCCTCATCTTTGCTTCTGCTGAGTGGGTCTACTTTTTCGAGTTCCTTGATGCCCTTCTCGATCATCTCCAGCGGCAAGCCGGTGCGTCGAGCGATGGCGAACGGTGGAATATCTACAACGCCTTTTTCGTCAGCGAGGATGATGAAGTGAATCCATACCGTCATGACTTCCCAGTCTGCTGCGACGGTTGAATCGTAAATCTGCTGGAAGACTTTGCCGAATAGCTTGGTGCCCATTGTTGCCCCTTAGTTAGTAGGTACTAATAAGTTCTCTGGTATTGGTCAGGTGGTTCTATTTACCTCTACCTCTACCTCTACCTCTATATGGGCGACAATAGCGACATTTGCGACAGTCGTCAACCGTCGCGTTTTGTATAGTACATTGTGCGACACTCCGAGAGCGTAACGCTATGTCACGGAACGTCACGGATATGTCTCGGACAGTTATTTCGGGAAGATGTCTTTGATGTCGAGCGGGTAGTCGTTGCGTTGCGCAACCTCGATGATTCTGAGCGCGGCCTGCGCTCGTGGTTTGCTCTTGCCTTCCGTCTCCCAGACCCTGAGTGTGTCCACGTTCACCTCAAGCAGCTCAGCGAACGTGATGCGGTCCATGCGTAGCTCTTCGCGAAAGCGCCTGATGACATTGATGTGGGGTGGGATTGCGTCAGGACGTTCGTTCGGACCAAATGGATCAGGCATCACATTATTCTCGCTTTTTTAGGTTTATCAGGAAGGGGTAGAATTTTACCACTGAGTGTTGACTTTCACCAGACCCAGAGTACCATGCCCTGCCTGAGCCGGAGACATTGGGTTACCACTCCAAATCGTATATCCCACCGTCATTTATATGTTCAGGCTATGCCGCTGTCGCCCATGTTGGTTAGGGCACCGTGAGCGAACCACGTCCGCAAGGGCCGATGCCTCCACGGTTATCAAAAGTTCGATTCTTTTCAGTGGCTCCAAATTTATTGCGATAGGGGTTGACTTCCTACGTCAGTTGCTTACAATGCACGTTCGGTTGTTCGCAACATGCTCGTCAAGGCGAGCCGAGGAATAGACCGTTATCTGCTAAGGAAGGGCTTCGGCCCATAGTTACAACCCCCGGTGAAATGATAGCCGGGGACTTTTTTCGCCACGCTGAGTGGATCGGCGTGGCAACCGGACAATGCGAGCCGGTGAGTAAGATCGTTATCTTTGACTCTGAAATCAAACTGGCGAAAGCCGATCGGTCTCTCGTAACATGCTCGCGTTTTAGATTTGTGGACCGGATGCCAAGCGTTATCCTTGTAAGATAAAACAGCTGGGTAATTTGCACGTCCACTTTAGATTTTCGGGCCGGATGGATAGCGTTATCATCTTTGGGAGATCGAGGTCACTGGTTCGAGTCCAGTCGCCCACCCTACAATGGTGGGTGTAGCTCAGCTGGGAGAGCGCGTCATTTTCGCTGCCAGTAACATGCCCGTTTTACATGCTCGTGATGGACGAGCCGCAACAGGGGAAAAAGATGGATTATTCAAAGCACGTAAATACCAAGGCGACTCCACAGATGGAGCGCACACCCGGTCGTGAAAACGAAGTCGAGAACAGCGCAGGTGGATTCGTCCATGCTGTCTCTGACTGGGATCGACTGGAACGATTTCTTATCCTCGGCTCCGAGGGTGGAACGTACTACGTCAGCGAAAGCCGCCTGACCAAAGACAACGCGAACACAGTCATCGGACTGATAAAAACTGATGGTCTGCGCGTCGTCAACACGGTCGTGAAGGTGTCACAGGAAGCTCGTGCGCATAAGAACGATGCTGCCCTGTTTGTTCTCGCTGCCGCAGCGAAGCTGGGTAATGAGCAGACGCGCAAGTTGGCATTCGGCGTATTGACCGAAGTCGCTCGCACCGGCACTCATCTCTTCCAGTTCGCTCAGTTCGTTGAAGCCTTTGGTGGTTGGGGCCGCGCCACGAAGCGTGCATTCCAGCGCTGGTATGACGAGAAGAACAACGACAGGCTGGCTTACCAGCTGTTGAAGTATCGTCAGCGTGATGGTTGGTCGCACCGTGACATCCTGCGCCTTGCTCACCCGGTTACGACCGACGCAGGCAAGCGTGCAATGTTCGATGTGACGTGCCGCCCGGAAAGGCTGGAGGACATTGGTGTGATGAAGGCTCTGCCGGACATCTATCAGGGTTATGCAGCCGCCAATGGTATTGGCAACTGGCAGCATACCAATGAGCCGCACGAGCTGGTCGAGCAGTACAACCTGTCATGGGAGATGCTGCCGACCGAGTGGCTGAAGGATGAGGCTGTGAATAAGCAGCTGCTGTCTACGATGCCACTCATGGCGACGATTCGTCAGCTGGGCAAGATGACTGCCAATGGCACCATCAAGCCGATGACCCCTGAGCAGGCGATGGTCATGGATCGCATCAAGGATGACGAGCAGATCAAGCGCTCGCGCATCCACCCGATGCACTACTTGCTGGCACTGAAGAACTACGCCGCAGGTCAGGGTTTCCGTGGCAGCCTGAAGTGGCACGCTAACAACGCCATTCTTGGTGCTCTGGACATTGGCTTCTACAAGTCGTTCGCGAACGTAGAGCCTACTGGCAAGGCATTCATGGTCGGCGTGGACGTATCAGGCTCGATGTCGTCTCCGATCTCTGGCTCGAACATCAGCGCCGCTGAAGCTGCTGGTGCCATGGCAATGATCATCGCTCGTACTGAGCCTGTTCACTTCATCCATGGCTTCACGTCAGGCTCAAGTCGCTACAGTTTCGGTCGTGATCAGGGAAGTCTGGAAGGCTTCGTTGATCTGGGTATCGGCTCGAACGACTCGCTGCCGGACGTGATGAGCAAGACGCGCAATCACAACTTCGGCTCGACTGACTGTGCTCTCCCAATGCTGTATGCCTCGGCAAACAACATCATGGTGGACACGTTCGTCGTAATCACCGACAGTGAGACTTGGGCTGGCAAGATTAAGCCGGTCGATGCACTGCGTCGTTACAGGCAGACCCACAACCCGAACGCTAAGCTCGTGGTTGTTGCAACGACAGCGACCGACTTTACGATCGCTGACCCGAACGATTCCGGCATGTTGGATGTGGTCGGATTCGACGCTAACGTACTCCCTGTTATCAGTGAGTTCAGTAGATAACATCCTTTAGCACCGAGTGTTGAAATTTCAGCACTCGGTGCTATAATTAAGGCAGACAGGACGAGCGAGCTGCAAGCAAGGCTACCCATGGCGACATGGGCTAGTGGTCGCAAGACCGAGCTGGTTAAAACCCAGCGTTCTGTCATTTATATGCGCCGGTTGTCGGCGTTTCACGATAGGAGAACAGCATGTCCCTCACGAAGGCACAGCTCGAAGAACGAAGAACAGGGGTAGGTGGCTCAGACGCTGCCACAGTACTGGGTATCAACCCGTACAACACTCAATACGAACTCTATCTCGATAAGCTGGGCGAAGCCCCACCAGAAGACGCAGACTTCCTCAAGGAGTCACGTTACTGGGGTTCCGTACTGGAGCAACCCGTGTGCGATCGCTACGCGGAAGAGACAGGTTTCAAAGTTCAACGAGCCAACCAACTAATCCGCTCGAAAGAGCACCCATTCATGATCGCCAACATCGACCGCAAGGTGGTCGGTGAAGAGATGCGCATTGGCTTCGAGGCCAAGACCGCAGCACGTCCCGATGGCTGGGGCGAGTCAGGCTCAGATGAGATTCCACCGTACATTATGTGTCAGGTGCAGCACTACCTTGCTGTCACTGGCTACGATGTCTGGGACCTCGCTGTCCTGATCGGCAATCGTGACTACCGTTCGTACAGGATCAACCCGATCCAGTCGATCATCGATGACCTGATCGAAGCTGAGGAAGAGTTCTGGGATCGCGTGCAGGCGAAGGTCGCACCCGAACCACAGTGGCAGTCCGCAGCAACGACACGTCTGATCAAGAACCTCTACCCCGGCACTAATGGCAACGTCATTGAGCTGCCAGAGACAGCACAGAAGTATCACGATGTGATGAAGGACGCTAATGAACAAAGACTCATCTTCGAGAAGGTCGTTGACGGATGCAAAAACCGCATCGCAATGCTTATGGGTGAGAGCGCAATCGGGCTGCTGCCTGATGGTTCGGCATACACCCGTAAAGAGCAAACCCGCAAAGCGTTCGAGGTTGCGGAGAACACTTTCATCGTGACCCGGCACGCGAGCAAGCTACCAGTGGCTGCGACAAAAGCCATAGAAGAGGGCACGGTAATTAAAATTGGAGAAGACAATTGAGTCAGCGATTCGCAATCACGATCAATGATGATGGCACGGTGACGTGGCACGGGGTTGATACTGGCAAAACCAAAGTGCTGGCGATGAACTGTGATAAGCAGCTCATCGTCTTGCGCATGGCTGGCAGCTACTGGTGGGATAACGGTGGGCGGCACTACAATGAAGCGAAGGTGACCGTCCATGAGTACGAAGAAGGACCAAGCCCACGCGAGATATTTTTAACTGAGTTGTTCGGCGTGATGGATTACAAGCCACGCGGCAACGAATGGAGACCGAAACAATGACAACCGAAAAAGGAAGACCCGTATGCAAGGGCACCACGGCGAGCAACAAGCCGTGCAGAGCCAAGGCTATGGTTGGCAGTGAGTACTGTCACAAGCACCTGCCAGAAGAGGCCGCACAGAAGATCGTAGATAACGGTATGACGATTGTCGATGAGGCGATCGAGGCTGCGTCTCGTGCGCCAGCAAAGCTGGTTAGAGCGCCTGCTGAGACCGATGCGCCCACCATGTCAGGAGACCCTGCATTCGCCAAGTACGAGATTGCCAAGCGTATTGCGCACACACTGGCGTGCTCGAACCTCGTGCCTATCGACTACGTTGGTAAGCCCAACGATGTCTTCGTGGCAATCAACATGGGCGCAGAGCTGGGCATGGAGCCGTTTCAGGCTATCCAGTCCATCGCTGTGATTGAGGGTAAGCCCTGCCTGTATGGTGACGGACTCATCGGTGTTGTTCGCGCATCATCTAAGTGCAAGTGGATCGAGGAAACACTCTCGGATGACGGTAAGACTGCAACCTGCAAGACACAGCGGGAAGGTGATCCGAACCCGGTCACTGCTACTTATTCGATGGACGACGCTGTACAGGCAGGCATCTCGAACAAGTTCAACTGGAAGAAGCACCCCAAGCGGATGCTCCAGATGCGTGCTCGTGCGTACTGCCTGCGTGACGCTTACCCTGACCTGCTCAAGGGTCTTGGTGTGGTTGAAGAGCGGCAGGACCATGACGATATGCCACCACCAGTGACTGACTACCAGCTGCCGCAGCCAGAGGCCGAACCAGAGGTCCTGACGCAGGCTAAGGAGGTGTTCGGTGATGGTGTGGAAGAGGTCACGCTGGCGAAGGTCGAGCGAGCCATGCACCAGTCGGACTCCATGGAAGACCTGCTCAAGGCTGCTGACTTAGCGAAGCATCTCGATGAGCGGGATCAGGGTACAGCTCGCATCACCTACAAGAAGATGCGCGACGTGCTCAGGGAGGGAACATCATGACACCCGCTTTCTGGGCAATTCTAATCCTGTCGATCGCTATCGTGGTCGGGATCATCTGGCGACACAGGTACATTTTTCTTGAGGAACTCTGGAGCAAGCTGCCAGATGAATGCGAGGTCGAGGGTTGTGAGAGGAAAGGTGTTCGCGGCAATGAGAACATCGTCAAGGGAATCATTATGTGTGACTACTGCAACTCGAAAGCGATGAAGGGTCACCCAATCAAACTAAAGAGGAAGAACAATGGCACGCGGACTGAATAAAGTAATGGCAATCGGCAACCTTGGTAGTGACCCGGAGACACGCTACGTGCCTTCAGGTGCTGCGGTAACGACCTTCAGCATAGCTGTCAGCGAGAGCTGGACCGACAAGCAGACAGGCGAGAAAAAGGAGCGCACTGAGTGGATCAATGTCGAGGTATGGGGTAAGGCTGCTGAAGCCTGCGCCCAGTACCTGAGCAAGGGATCACAGTGCTTCGTTGAGGGGCAGCTCCAGACGGACAGCTGGGAAGACAAGAACTCAGGGCAGACGAAGTACCGGACCAAGGTCCATGCCCAGAACGTACAGTTCCTTGGCTCACCGCAGGGCAGGAGCGACAACAAGCCACCAGCGCCACCCAAGCCTAATCAGCAGAGTCAGGACCTCGATGACGACATTCCATTCTAACTGCCAATGGCATTGACTTCCCTTGGAGTGTCCATTATAATGGGGTCTCAAAGGAGAAGTATCATGAACAAGATTTTAGTAATTCACCCAAAAGATAAGAGCACAGACTTTCTGAAGCCGATCTATCACGGTCGCAGTGATGTGACAGTGATCACCGGCAACTGCACGAAGGAAGATGTAGCCAAGGCTATTGACGAGCACGAGCACATCGTAATGATGGGTCACGGCACGCCACAGGGTCTTCTGGCTATGGGCAACTTCAACGGTAAGAAGCCTGTGTATAAACCAAGCCATCAGGTTCGATCTGGCGGCAAGGCTGTTGTAACAAAGAAGGACCTGAAGAACCTGTACAGCTCGACTGGTAAGGCAGATGGTTTGCCAAACCGCGAGCCGGGGATCGATGACGACGACGACTGGTTTAAGTCTCGCAGTTATCAGGGTCGCGGCACTTACGCCAGTGGCACCTACGGTGGCTACAGCGGAAGCTACGCCAGCCTGTCTACTGGATACGTCATCGATGACAGCAATGCCGATCAGCTTCGTGGTAAGAAGTTGACGACGATCTGGTGCAACGCTGACCAGTTCATCGAGTGGAGCGACCTTGACGGTTTCTACACCGGCATGTTCGTCTCGGACGAGACTGAGGCTAAGATGATCGGCTGCGCTGACACTGAGAAGTGGCAGGTGGACGAGCAGAACTACGCCTTCGTTGAAGTGATCCGTCGATTCCTCGACCAAGACGCTGAGACGATGCACAAGGCTCTGGATTCTTACTACGGTCCTCTGGCTGCTCGCAACGCCATTGCTAAGTACAACCTGAAGAGGTTCTACGTACGCAAGGCTGGTACGGGCACTGGCACCAAGTTGGCTGTCCTATGAGGCACCGGGGAAGAGTCTTCTTGGCACTGGGGATGCTGGCAATTATTGCTGGCATCCTCATTTTTTTGTCTGGCTGCTCAACAGAGCACGACCGGACGCTATACAAATGGACCTGCAAAGTTGAGCGGGTGGAAGGGGTGTTTGTTTCACAGAGACCGAGGTACTACAACAAGCACATGGTCAAACTGTACCGATTCACTGAAGATGGAACACGACGCGAATTCATGTTCCCCACCAGTAAGATAGAAAGTTGTGAATACCAACAAGGAGAAAACTGATGTTTGGTCAGATGGAGATACTCAATGGCTGACTACGTACACCTAACCAATATCATTCAGGGCGAGGTCATCAGGATCAGGGAGCGGAGAGAGCTTGAGGCACAGCCAGAGCTGCTCTCAGACCTGATCGACTACCTGCAAGACCAGATTACCAGAATCACGATCACACGCCTGAAGGTCTCTGAGGAACTCTCAGACACTTGAACAGTCAGAGATATTCACACATACTGTGAATATGAACACGTTGACTGAGAAAATTTTCACATCATACGAGAAGGTTATCTATATCGCCTTCGGGTGTGGCTGTGTCCAGTCGTTTCGTCCTAACCAGATGACGGCCCAGCGCTGCCCTCAGCATGGCGACCACATGGTCTCGTCTACTGAGGAACTGGTTCGGGTTGAGTCAGCTGATCTGCCTTCGCCCTGTCACTGTTAGCCAAATCTAAGGCATCGAACAGGGCGAAGGTCAGTTCGATGATGTCGTCAACGGTATAGTCTTCCGGTAACTCTGGTGGGTACGGCAGCGGCGCAGTCAGCGACTCAGGGAGTGGCTTGATCACCTCCACCGGGACTTTCACTACCTCCGTCTTCGTTACCACCCGGACCTCTGGATCGCTCGCGCAGCTGGTCGCCAGCAACAGGGCAGAAAAGGCCAACGCTAAGAGAGCGTAGGTCCGCGCAGTCAATATTGGTATCAGCTTCATCTTCCCGTTCACCCCTTAGTACTTCGTTCTCTGCTCTGGCTGCTGAAAGCTCTCTGTCGCGCTCTACGAGCACAGCCTCGCGTGAGGCAGCATCTGCCGCCCTGTCAGCCGTTATATCCTCCAGCGCCTTCTCAAGCTGCGTGATGGTCGTAAAGCTGGTCTCGTTGGCATCTGTACACTCAAGCGTCTCTGATGCCTGAGTCTCCAGCTTGGCTGTCAACTCACCCTTGCGCTCAAGGGCAGACTTCAGCTGCCAGCTGAGCAGTATGATGATCAACGCCATCCCACCAGTGATGTATGGATTCATGGTTGGCTCTTTGCCTCACATCGCCTGATGTGGTCCTCGATCTGCTCCCTGATCGCAATTATCTGACCGCTAATGTCGCCGTGATTGTGTGGCCTTATTGCCTCTTGCCGCAGAAACTCCATCTCGACTTTCAACGCAGCGATAGCAACAGCAGTCTCCTGAGTGGTTTTACCAACCCAGACCAATAGCGCGACAAGCAGCAAAACCAATGCCGTTTGTGCGTGCCTCTCAAATGTGTTGCTGATCATCTCGTTCACCTAGCGCGGCCCATGCCAGTACTGAAGTGCATACGACACCATACCAGAAACAGCAACCCACACCTCTGGCGTAGGGCTGACATCGGTGTATGTGGTGACGGCCCATGCGATCACAGTCATAGCCATAGTAACGAATGGATTGATCTTTACCTGATTAGTACCGGGAACAAGCATCCCTGCCTTTTTTGTTACCTGATTCATGTCAGTGGTCCCTTGTACTCGAAGTGCGGCAGGTCATCGAAGTTCTGGTCATCGAGGATCACCTGATCCTCATCCCAGTTTCCTCCCCAGCGAATATCGTATCCCATTGATCTGCCGATACCAATGATCAACCCAGCCATGTATATAAATCGCTTCGCGTCGTTCCAGTCGATCGGGTAGGGCGCTACATCGACGGCAAGTGACAGCCATGACTCATTCCCTTCTTCGGGTGGATTGTGCTTGGACCCACCCGGACCAACCTTCGTCTTGTTCTGGCGTAACAGCTCAGCCTGACGCGCCCATGAGCGCCGACCTTCCAGTGCGCTGATGTCGAACTCTTCGACTACGACTTCCATTACCTCAACCAGCTCAGGACACACAGTGTCCAGTACAGCTCGTGAGTCTGCTCCAAATGATGGCATTACTGCTGTCCTCTCGCTTCGTCAGATACAATTGCTGCCAGCCTCTCAAGCTCTCTCATGTTGAGCGAATCAAGCCCCTCCATGAGTGATGCCGTTGCAGGCAGCGCGTCCCTAATCTTTTCATCGATCTCGTCATCAACGCCAAACTGATCGATGATGAACCTTACGTCCTCCATCCCCAGCTTGCGCTGACCGGCACCAGCCTGACCACCCGGTCGAAGCTCCCAGCCTTCCTTGAACAGCACGTTCTTCTCACGCTGTAGATCATCGACGCGCCTGCGCTTCTCTTCGCCGCCCATCTTCGGGTCCTGCCAGATGTACATGATCTCCTTGTTGATGTCCTGTACGTCCTCACGGATGCCCTCAAGGTCCTGCGCGATGTCGATGTATGCTTCCCAGTCATCCTCGATCATGTCGAGCCTGTCGAACTGCTCGGTCTTATCAAGGAACCTCATCGACCCCTGAATCTTCGTGACCTTCCTGATCAGGTTGTAGACCTCTTCTTCGTACTTGGTCCGGCGCGGATTGTCGCCACGGAAGAACCGACCCAACACAACGTAGTCGCCCTTGCGCCAGTCAGGTTCCTCTGGGTAGCCCATCTTCTCGCGAATCATCGCGTCACTCGCCATCACGAAGTACCGTCCCAGCGTGCCCATGTAACCCGCGTACAGGTTCTGAAGATGCAGTGGCGACCTGATCTTTTCGCTGATCGTATCAACGCCACCCGGCATGATTCGAGCCAGCTCGATCCACGTTGGGTTGGTGTTGTAGCGGTACTGCTCAGGTGCCATCCGCTGCTCTTCGTAGGGACTGACGATCTGCCTTTCTTGGAAGGTGTTGTAGTTGAAGTACGACTCGACCAGCGGCTTGACTGCTTGCGGAATCGGGTTCATGGAGAAGGTCTCAGTGAGCATCCAGCCGAACCGATTCAGGAGCAGCTTGCCAGCGTCGTTCTCTTCTGAGTACATCGCCTCGAAGAACCGCTCTGGGATCGTGTTGAAGATGGCACCAACCTCGAACGGCTTCGGCAGACGGTAGTGCTCTTCACCAATCCACCAGTGGAAGTAAGTGTCCTTGTCCCACTCTTCCAAGTCCTTGTAGCGCTCGTCTTCCTTGTACGTAAACCAGAGTGCCAGACCAGCCATGCCAATCAATGCGCCCTTCATGGTGAACGCGAGTGGGTGCTCATGCACACCACGACCAAGCCTGTGGATACCCTGCAAACGAGCGCCCATGAACGGCACAGTCTGAATCAGGAACTGAATCACAGGCCAATCACCGCTCATGGAGAAGTCCATCAGGTCCTTTGCCTCGAACGCTGCCTGAGCCTTGCTCTTGCCTGCTGCGATCGCTGCGTTGTACACAGCCAGTCTGTTCGAGTTCTCGACCGCTGACCCCAGTGCCCTGTAAGCCTCGAACGCTGAGCGTGGTGAGCCAATGATCGTCCGGGCGAAGCCCTTCTTGCGCTGCGCCTTCTTCAGCAGTCTGTGCGTAGCGGTCGGGTCAGCAGCGTTGATGTAGCCACTCTCAAACGCGGCACCTGCTGACAGCATGGTGCGCATTGCCTCATCCTTAATGAGCGCCTGACCAAAGCCCCTGACGGCTCCAGCGACAGGGACGAAGTGATCCCGGCTAAGCACGAACGCTGAGGCTGAGTCTCGAACAAAGTTGGCAAGCATGAAGCCGGGGTCCAGCGTGACCATGGTGGTCAGCAGGCGCTTCGGCCCTCTGAGTAGCCCTATCCATTCACCGAACTGCTTCATGTTGATCGATGACATCGATCGATACAGGAGCATGTCGTCGGTGTAGTAGAACTCTTTCTTGCCATCACGCATGATGGAGATCACACCCTCACCGCTTGGTGGTGTCAGCGCGAACGATTGCTGGAACCCAGAGAGAGCGTCTTTAGGTATTGAGTCAGGGTTCAGGCCGCGCTCGATCAGCTTCTTCCTGATCTGATCCATCGATACCAGCTTCTGCTCAACAGTCATCGGCTTCCTCTGAATGATGCCGCTCTCCTTGAGAGCATCGACCGTCATTCGAGCCGCATGGTTCTTCATTGAGGCATCGACCAGATTGGTCAGGTTGGTCATGATGTTGTGCATCAGGTCACCAACATTATCCTCAGCGCCAGTGAGCCTCTTGATCTGGTGCGGCTGGTTCGCAATACCCACTCCCTTGCCAAGCCCACCAGCCAGCCTGTCGTCCTGTACACGGTAGAACGGAATGTAGTCTGCGTTCTCCCAGAGTGGCCTTGTCTCAGGGTTGATGATCCCGGCTTCCTGCGCGTAGTCGAGCACCTTCTTGTTAAACGCAGCATAGTCCTTAGCCACCTTCTCGAACTGGGTGAAGTGGTTGCCAAGGTCAGCCATCTTCTTGATCTCGTATGGTCTGAAGTTCCGCTCCCTACCACCCTCAATTATCTTGTCGAGCTTGGCGTTGCTGTTGTCGAGCTGACTCAGGTTGTGGCCCTTCTTCATCTCTCCGCGCAGCTCATCGATAGCTGATCTGGCTGCATCAGCCATCACCTTGTTGTCGCTGCCTGCGTCCTGCGATGCTGCCCAGTACGCGAGCAATGACATCAGCCTTTCTTGCTTGTTGCCCTTGAAGTTGTCCTTAGCGATCGCATGAATTTGTGCTATCTCATTAGCAGTGAGCGATGACACGCCTTCGAGAAGCAGCCCCTTCGAGCGCTTGCCTGCCATGTACATAGCCCATGTCTCAACGTCATTGAGAATAGGCTGAAATATTTCCAGCAACCCCATGCCCTCAGTCTGGGTAATGCCCTCCTTCCAGACTGGGTAACCAAACTCAAGTACCGCTTTCATCACTGAGTCTAGTGACGTTGTGAAGCGAGACTGTATGTACGGGTTGTTCTCCGCGTCCAGCTCGTCCCACACTTCAGCACGCTGCAACGCATACTTGATGCCGTAGAACTTGTCGAACATCCCCTGATGCGCCTCGTCCTTCCACGTCTGCTTGAACTGGTTGTAGCGGTCACGGAACTTGGGCAGCTTACTGCCGATTCTCTCAGCAGCAGACTTCAGCACCGGGTCCTCATACGGATCGTAGTGCATGAACGGCTGAGGCTTCGAGAACTCCGCACGCATTTCATCGGTGATGGTGATCTGGAAAACCCTTGCTGCGTTGACTGGCTGTCCTGAGTTGACCCTGATGAATTCGTCCATTGCGGCAGTTGCTTCACCTCTGTTGGCGAAGACCTGCGGGATCACGAGGTCATCGACTCCAGTAACCACGTAGCCCTGACGCTGACCAGAGACAGGTTCGACAGTAATCCTGCCATGCTGCTGAACAAGATCAGCTGGTATAACTGGGACCCGCGTCTCACCGAGGCTAGTACCTGACAAACTGAACGGGCTGTCATACTCATTGGTTTTAATCACTCCCTCTTCTATCTTGGAGTTATACCTCTTGAGTATGTTGTCCCATGCCTTGTAGGTCAGCTGGTCGTAAGAGAAGCGAGCGCCACGCTCCCACCACCAATAGCGATCGACGCTATCCGATGTCGTGATGTCCAGCGTTGGGATGTAGCCCTCACTCGCTGTTATCTGTGACAGCGACTGACCTACCAGAACGCGCATCGGTGTGGTGCCAAACTCATCAGCGTGGATCACTCCACTATCAAGGAACTCACCACCAAACACTGACGTTGTTGGAGCGCCAGATGTCTGCTGCGTGTTAGGCCAGCCACCTGCTGCTTGAGCAGCGGCGAATAGCTCAGCCCTCTTCGCGGTAGCATCTTCCAGTGTTACGGCTGTGTGCAGAATGTCGTTTGATCCACTGAGCGTCAGGTAGAACGCGCCGCCACCAGACCCACTGATCTGGATGTCGTTCTCCTGCGGCTCAATGGTAGTTTCTTGACGCGCCTGAGTCTTGCCCCTGATCTGGTCCAGTATCGCCTGTCGCTCTTTCTGCCCAAGCACAGTGCCCAGCGCCTGCGCAGACGTGTCAACAACCAACGGCTCAGACCATCCACCGAAGTAGTTGCCATCAGCCGTCGCGTCACCCTGAAGGACAAGGACCTCTTTCTCCTTGCCGCGAATCTTCATCTTCTCACGAGACCATGTGATCTTCGTGACATTGGTCCAGCGAGCATCCCAGTTACCCCCACGCTTCGTGGACGCAAGGCCACCTGACCAAGCGATACGCGGAACGCCTCGCCTGACCGCATCAGCAAGGAGGCCCTTCAGGAACAGAGCGCGAACGTCCTCGTCGCTCATCGGCATGTCTGGAATCCAGTCATTGCGATGTTTTTTCTTGTTGAGCCTTATGGATTCCTCAAATAGGAAGTTCGATTCACCGTGCTCTTCGATCCCCTCAATCGTTTTGCTCTGAGACAAGATGCCGCTGGTAACGTCATCCCAGTTAGGCTCCTGCTCTTTTGGAATGTCAGCCGCAGACTTTACGTCAGTGGTGTCATAGAACGGGTTCGGGAACGTGCGCAGGAAATCCTTCTTGCCTTTCGAGTACAGGTCGGGGAAATCCCTGCTGCTGGCGTGCCACTCGAAGTGTTCATTAACCCAGTAGGCAACCTGATCCTGCACGTTACTGAGGTCCGCTCGCTCCTGATGGTAAACCTGATTCTCTCTGCCAATCCACGTCTGCCAGTATTTGCCGGGGTCTTTCTTGAAGAAGTAGACTGGTGTCTCTTTTTCTATATTGCCATGCTCAAAGCCCGGAGCTGGATCACCTATCTTGGCAGGCAGAAGACCAACGAACAGCCCAGCCGGTGATTGGTCGAACTGCTCAGCAAGCTCCTTGTGTGCCTGCTCGTACGCTTCTCCACCCGGCTGCTGAGCCGCCGCCCTCGCTCGATCTTTAGCATTAGACAGCGCATATCTTAGCCACCGCTCAGCACGGTCGTTGTTGCCATCGGCAGTGATCTCGCTCGTGTATTCAGCACGCTCACGTGAGATAGGCTGACCATCCTCTGTCGTGAACTCATCAATTCTCATCTGGTCAAGTTTTTCATTCAGCTGCCACGCATCACGACTAACACGACGATCAATATTATCCTCTATGTATTTCGTTCTTCCCCGAATGCCGTGGTGCTCTATGATGTGTTTCGCGTCATCGTTCCAACTGTCAGGGTTGTCAAGATCGACTGCCTCAAACTTCGCCCACTCCTTCATCGTCTCCCAGTCAATGTCATTGGGTGAGGTCCAAGCATTTTGCTCAGACTGCTGGACGATCCGCTGGACACGCTCACGCTCACGGTCTTTCCATTTAATACTGTACAGGTTCTTCGCGTAGTACTTCAGCAGGTCAGGAACAAACGCTGTGGCTGCATCAATTGCCTCGATCGGACCACTGATGTTCAACACTATATTCCCATCAGCATCGAATCTCGGACTAATGTCAATAGCAGGGTTGCCACCAGCTGCGACGTTGTTACCTGACATCTGGTTGAAGAACTCCATGATGTCCTGACCGTTATCGCCAGCTGTGCTGATGCCGTTATCATCAAGAGCCGTGCTCTCTATGACGATGGTTCTCGAACCAGTCTTGTTGATGTGACCCTCAAGCTCTTCGACGGTAGCCAAGCCCTTGTTGCTCAGCTGAGCGCCATCCAGCGTGGTCTGAAAAACATCCAAGACCTCATTCATCAGGGCTGGGATTCTGGTCTGGTATGTCGAGTAGCGCGATCTCCTGATCAGGTCATCACCTACGTTCTTAGGCCAGTTATCGAGGCGCTTCAGGCCCTGATTCAGATAGTCGGCAACCTCAGAAGCGTTGTCTGATCGGTCAGCGTATTCCAGCTGATTACTTACCTTGGTGAGCGTCTCTTGCAGTTGCCATATATATTTATTGATGGCGGCAGAATCGAGCGCTTCGTGTAGCCTGATGTCAGAGACGTACTGCTTGCTCTGCACGTTCAGTGGTGGGTACTTATCCTTGAGAGCATCGAGCGCATTTATCATCTGCTTCACTACGTTACGAGCAGCTCCAGCCTTCCCTTGCAATGCGAACGCCTTACCCACTGGGTTCTCATTAAGCAACACCTTCAGCTCAGCCATACGACCAGCTGCGCCACCCTCCTGCTCAGCAAGAGTAAGGCGTGCCGTGAACTCAGGCTCCCCTGTTGAGTCCCACGTATTCCAGTACGACCTGACCTGACTGAATGCAGCCTCGGCTTGCTCATCTGTCAGCGGCACCTTCAATATTGCTTCCAACTCCAACTTCACCTTCTGGCTGAACGCAGCGGACAGGTCCTTGGTGCGACTAACCAGCGTTATGAAGTTGGTGCTGATGCGAGACGCTCCAGCTGCCTGCTCTTCGGGTGAGTTGAATGCCTGAGAGACGTACTGCTGCCAATCGGCCTGTAGCTCACCCAGATACGTCACGTGCCCCTGATGGTCAGGATTCGGCGCTGTCGGTGGTGCAGGATCAGCGTCATACATCAGCGTGGTGCGCATGTGACCGACTGTCGTGCCACTCACCGGCAGGTCACCCTGAAAGTTGTGGTGGCTCAGGTGGTCACTGTGCGATGTGTCGCGAGCGTACATCGGCCCACGACCGTACATCTGGATCGCGAAGTTTCGAGCCGAGCCATCAACGGATGCTTCGTAGTGAGGCATGTAGCTAGTATGGGCAGCTGAGCTTGGTGCTACATCAAACCATTCGCCTGACTGCTCGTTGTATCCAATGTTGTAACCCTTGGCTTGAGATTCGTCATGTGCGTGCCTGATCTCTGCTGCGGCTTCCTCATCAATCCTTTCATCGTTTACCCACTCATCAATATCTACGAAGCCGTAGTCATTGTGAATCTCGTTGAACTCATCCTCACCAAGGACCTCACGCGCCGACTCTTCCATGCTGCCGGTTCGCATGGCGAGCGTCTTGAAGCTGATGCGGATGACCTTCTCGCCATTCATGTATGCCGTCAGCAGTTCTCTGGGAACCTTCTGTCGCTTGCCGATCTTTGTCTCAGACAAGACCGTTTCCTGCGCCTGCTCATACGCACGACGCAGCACGCTTGGTAGCGCCTTCAACTGCTCGATGTCTCCATCGGTTACATCGTCATAATCCTTGCCGCCGAACCTGTGCTCGGTATCGTCGCCCTGATTTTTCCAGACAATCTCATTCTGACTGAGCAGTAGCTTGTACGCTTCCTCGGTCGTCATCTGCTTGTCTTCTGGAAGGATGGTGTTCGGGTCAATACCCTGATCATTCCACTCAGCAATCTTAGCTGCCGTCATCAGGCTCTCGCGCACTGGCTGCATCTGGTTCAGCCACCATGGGTCTCTGCTACTGCGCGGCAGGTACGTTGCCAAGTCAGCCTGTGACAGGTTGTCGAGGAAGGCGATAATGCGCTGCGTCTTCACCTCGTTCTGGGTGACGTAGCCTTCATTCACAGCAAGCTCGATAGCAGCCTTGTACTCTGCGATCGTTCCCTCAGCCGGGAAGATGGGTAGTTTGCCACTGATCTCTTCACCGTTGGGCACCTGCTTCTTAATGCGCTTCAGCTCGCCCTTGCTCTTTATGTTGTAGTCTTTCTTCTCGGTGCGCCAGATGAGCTGCTCGGTCTTGCCGTATTCGATAGCAGTAACCAGACCGCTCTGGAAGATGTCACCATCTCGCATCAGTCGCAGACCTTGGCTGACCAGTGACGATGTATCGCCGCCCAGTGAGGTCCAGTGCCACTCGCTCCGGTAACGAACAAAGTCCTGCGCCTGAGCAATCAGGTTCGCCACATCATCATCAGTGATGCGCTCGTTCTTAGCTGCTTTCTTGACTGCTGTCTTCGCTGGGTTGTGGAAGTACTTGGCGTAATCGTTACGCACCATCCAGCTTTTCACCCATGCGATGATCTTCTTGATGATCCCCTTGGTCTCAGGGTCAGGCTCGCTCAGCTTAGCGTGGTTGTCGCCCACCATGTAAGCGATGTATTCCTCACCAACCAGCTGCTTCTCAGCGTCCCACTTCTGGAGTTCTTTTCTGCGCTGGTTCTCGTCCAGCTCCTTCCATACTGGCCTGTTCTGTGGGTGCATCTGACTCAGCCCAAGCAGGTTATACATGGACTTGCGCCGCTTGCCTGACATAGAGTCAACCAGCTGGTGCATCAGTGACCGCAGCTCTGTCTCGTTACCGATGAGTCCGCGTATGCCATAGTGACCTACGATCTCATGGAACAGCGTCTCAGCTACTGCACGCTCGATAATCTCCGTCTCATTGAGTCCCTTGATCCTTCTCTCAACGATGTTGATCGCATTCGGCAGGATGATGTGTACACCACGTGACGGATCATTGTGATCGAACCAGCCACGAGTGCTGTGAGCCGTGCCGCCCTCATCATAGATCGCCTGCTGAATCTCATCAGGTATATCGTCCCAGCTATCCCAGAGCTGGATGCGCGGCAGGTTCTTGTACTTGCCGAAGAGTGCTCGGACCACTGTCTCGGCTTTGCGTCTCTTTTTCTTGGTGGCGCGAGGCAGCGTTGGAGCCAGCTCCCTTGGTGCCTGCCACGTCTCGCCCTGATACTGGTACTCAGTGCCAAGGGCAGACATGTCTGCGTACCACTGACCGTCCCTGCCAACCCTGCCAATCATGATGTCAGGCACCACGTTCGGCTGCGATCCCGGCATAGCCTGATTCACAGCAGCCTGCGGCGAGATGTCACGCAGTGCGTTCGGGTTCTTTGGTTCGATCATCCAGTTTTTGAATGGGTTGAAGGTAACCTCATGCCCCTCAACGAACACCTTGATGCGGTCACGCCCACGTTTGCGCGTAACCATGGAGACCGTGCCAGTGACCACCCGGTTCTCTGGCGTAATGATCTCGACCTCATCACCGATCTCAATCTCTCTCCTGATGTCAGACCACTGGGCTGGCTCAGCCCCGAACATGTCATCCTGAATAGGACCAGCCTCACCAATAAATGTCATATCAACCTTAATGGAACCTTCAGCTGATACTCTGACCTCGTAGATTTTTTCGCCAGTCTTTGGGTTTGTCTTTACGCTTTTTATTGAGACCTGAACGTCTTGTTCATCGGCATACATCTCTTCAAACTGATCCCGCGACTCACTGTCCAGCATCGGGATAAATTCACTAGCTTCAATATTTACAGATGATGAGTTAGATACCTTGCCATCAATTCTTCTCTTGAATACAACTGAGCCAGACTCATCGCTTTCATCAACGAAATACTCGATCCTTTTTCCACTCTTAGTGGTACGGTCGTCCCTTGTAATGCCCTCAAAATAAGTAGTGCCTCTACGACTTTGAGACCCTCCAGCACGATCCAGCAACACACCCTGCGTGGAACCGATGTCCTTGTGACTGACTGGAGCGCCACCCTTAGCAGCTCGCTTGCCTGACACCTTGCGACTCTCAGCCATACGGTTGTTGGCTGCGTCAGCGGCCTCAACTGTCTCCCCGGTTGCCCATGTGAGGCTGGGGTTGAACTGATCCATGCCTGCCTTGATCGGCTTCGCTGCCATGCGGTCACGCACGCGCTTCATTGCCGCCTCAACATCAGCTTCGGTCTTACCGGACATGACGAACTCGTCACCGGAGACGTGGTACACCTGTATCCCGTTCTTGCCATCTTCCTCAAGGAAAGCCTGACCAGCTGTCATCAGGAACTTGTCACCAGCATTGTGACCCATGTTGTCGTTGACCCAGCCCAGTGAGTCGAGGTCAGCGTATGCGAAGCTCTGTGCGTCCGGGTCCTTCTCCAGCCGCTCATTCATGGCACGACGATTCTGTAGTCCGGTGATCTCACGACGATAGATGGCTGTCTCGAACTCATCCTCAGTCATCGCATCCATTTTGGCACGCAGCTCAGCATTGCCCTCGGAGCGTCGATCAACGCCTGTGTAGCCCTTCTCCAGTTTCTTGATCAGAGACTCGTGCTGCTGCACCAGATGGTTCAGTGCTCGCGACCCCTTCGGTAGGATAATGAACTCGCCTGACTCGGTTTCCTTCGCCCAGCCCTGCTTGATCAGCTCCTTGTATTCCTCTGGAGAGGTGAGCGCCTCGCCCTGCTGCACCTTATCGATGTTGTTGGCAAGGCGAGCGATGTCGTGAATTTCCAGAACCTGATCATCGATCTGATTCTGAATGTACTTGCGTTCTGACTGCTCGCGCTTGTACTGCTCCAGCGCCTGAGTCGAGGTGGTCCTGCGTGAGCGAGCAACCGCGATGTCGGTCAGGGTGGCGTTAGCTCTGGCGACCAGTCGATCTAGCATCATCAGCTCGGTATCAGCTGTTGGTCCACCCTTCTTGGTCAGGTGGTCACGCATGACATCCTGATTCGCCAGTATCTGCTGAGCCTCTTTCTCCTGTAGCTTCTCCAGCTTCTTCAGGTCACTTAGGCGTTGCTGTGGCGCTGTATTCTCGATGTACTGTGGTGATGTAATGCTCGCCTCAAATGAATAGCGACGGTTGGTCGCATCCATGTAGTCCTGCGTAGCGTCCATCACGGTCTTGTCTTCTTTCGTCAGACCAGCTGGATCGCTGCGCTGGACACCACCAAGAGCGCCCGGAACGAACGAGATCAGTGCGCCACCCATGAAGGTGTTCAACACGTCATCGAAGATCGGGCGATCAGGGTCAACCGCTCTCATGCCGAGATTGGTGATGACATCCTCTGAGACCTCCTGAGAGCCTTCCTGTATAGCCTCAAGACCACCAGCCGTACCAATGCGCCCGACCGTCTGAAGAGCGCCCTCGCGCTGTAGAGAGCCTCCTATGCGTCCAGCAGCAGCCCTGCCAAACAGGTAGCCCATGGGAGCGCCCATCAGCAGCCCCGACCCAACGAATGCGGTCTTACCACCAAGCCTCGCTGTCTCAGCAGTCAGTACCTGTCTGGCAACCTCATCAGGAAAGCCAGCCTCGATCATGGAGAGGTAGTAGGGACTGTTCTCGAACGCCTCGTTTTCGAGTTCGTTCATACCTTGGGTGATCTGCTCTTTCACCGCATCATGAATAAGCAGCCCCTCTGTGCCACCACCGCTCGCAGCACCTCCGATGCCAGACGCCCTGCGGCGCATCGTTTCAATTCTACTTAGTCGCTGACCTGCGTGAATCCTGCCAGCCAAACCAGCGCCACCACGACCACCCATACGAGCAGCAATAATGCCAACCGCGATCTGTGGGGTGTTCTCAAACACATGGATCATGAAGGCATCGAAGTCGTCCCATGGCATCGCCGTGGTTCCGTCTGCCCATGAGAACGGGTTGTAAAAAGTAGCGTCCTCAGCAACGAAGCGTTTCTTCTTTTTCTCCAGCGCTTCCGGGCTGTAGGTCTCCTGCCGAACCTTCTCGACGTATTTACTCAGCCGCTCACCCGGCATGATCTCCCTGCCGGTCTCTTTGTCCTCAGCCTTAAACGCAGGCTGAATGACGTTCTCATAAAAGTGAATCGAGTTGGCTGAGTTCAGGTACTCCTGCATGTGCTCAGAAGCACCGGGGTAGAGTGGCGCATCCTTACCCTTGCCTTCGTAGAAGCCCTCTGGAACCAAGTTGGTCTCGATGCCAAATACGTCGCCTTGAGGATCAGCAGCGCCGGTAATGTTGTGCGCCTCAGCCATGCCGGGGTACGGAGCGCGTAGACCAAGAATCTTGTTGCCGATGCGCCTCCAGCGTTCCTTGACAATTTCCCAGCTCTCGTCGCCAGAGATGCCATCAAGGACATCCTGATTCTCAGGGTTGGCTTCAACCGCTTTAATGAATGCAGCTGGAGCAACGTCCTTGATCTCCTTGCCCTTGAACTGTTCTTTAAGGCGCTTTTGTTCCTGCTCGGACAGCTGCTCAAAGATGATCTGCTGCGTCAGCTTACGGCTTTCAATCTCTGCCTCTTCTGATAGCAGCCGGTTAGCAATCATCTGCTGTGTGCCAGTCTTAACCTGAGCACTAGCATCAGACAGCTTGCGTTCAGCAATGCGCCGCTCTGCCAGAGTCTCTGGAGACTTCGCAGCCTTGCGTACCTGACCTGTCTCTGGGTCAACGACCAGACGGTCACCGGGCATTAGTGGCCCATCCGGTGCCCTCTTGTCTGTACTGGCTGGCCGGTACTGCTGCGCCTCAGCAAAGTTAGCATCAGGCAAGTTCTGGTCTCGCTCGAACCCCTCGATCTCAGCCATCGCCTGTTGCTCTCGATCGGTAAGCGGATTCAGACCACCACCCTGAGCGGCTCGTTGACGCACCTGCTCAGCCCTGCGGCTGCTCTCAAACACTTCTGGAGTCAGACCCTGACCCCACCCACCAAAGAGAGCGCCCTTCTCTTCAATCTCACCAGCAGTAGGACCGACCTCAAGCTGCGCTCTCTCAAGAGCGCCGATCTTTAGCTTTCGTTCTTGTGGGCTGAGCGCTGGACCAGACACACCGGGGAACAGGTCTGGATCACGGTCGTCATCCTCCTGCTCTATAGAGCCAATGGACTGCTGAATCTGGCTGATGTATCCGTCTATTGCATTAACGGCATCCGAGTCACCGGCAGCACTAGCTCGCTCACGAGCCTGCTGTGCTCGTTCCAGTTCCTGTTGCTGTGGTGTGCTCATTCACTGTACTCATCAACTGCATCTTTACCGGGGTCCGTGGTTGGTGGGAGCGCCCCACCTGACGACCATGCCCCTACCTGCTCATCGAGCCACTTCTTGTATTCAGCCTCAGTGAACTCAGACTTGTTCTTTACCTCACCGCTGATTGGTGAACGCAGCTTCTGCCTGTCATCGTAAGACAACCAGACGCGCTGCACCGTCAACTTAACCTCAGACTCTGTTGGCGCACCGTTGATGAAGTCAACAGCCTGCCGCTCTGTATAGCCAGCTGCGATCATCTGGTCGTACATCCACTGGTCGCGGAACTGACCTTGCTTCGATCCGGGTGTGAGTCCCGGTGCAAGCTGTGCGCTTGTCTCCGAGTCCTTGAGAGGAACAGCCTTCCACGTGCCATCCTCCTGACGCTCGATGACATAAGCTCCGTCCTTACCCCACTGGATGTTCGCCGTCTTGTTTGACTCAGCTTCTGCTCTGGTCTGGGCAGCTCCTGCTGTCATCTCGGCAGCAGCGACCTTGCGCTCTTCGAGTGCGCTCTGTTGCGCTTGAGTCTCGCGACCCTGATGCCCAGCTATAGCGCCCATGCCAGCCATGCCCATTGCTGGACCCAGACCTTCGCTTGAGTTCGCCATCATCAGTGCGCCCCACTGGAACACGAACATGCCAAGCTCATTCCTGTTCATACCGCCCATGAAGCCAGTGACCTGCTCATCTGGATTGCCCTTACCCTTGTTCCACCACTTCTTGACCGATCCCCACCAGTTGAGGTCCTCGACCTTGTTCTTCTTGATGGTCTCGCCAGTGGTTTCGTTATGCACCTCCATGGCGATCTCTTTGAGGTCATCCTCGGTCTCAGCGCCATTTACATTGGCGATCAGCTGCGTACCGCGAATGCCAGCGTCGTCTGCTGAGATAACCTCCTGATCAACCTCCGCTCTCATGGTGGCGAGCGTTGGCTTAAACACAACTTCATTTACAATCTGCTGTGCCTTCTCTGGGGTCTCCATGCCAAGCGATGCGTTTGCGCGAGCGCCCTGACGACGAATGTCTTCAGGAGCAACACCCATGCTGTTATTGCGCCCACCAATAATCTCGAATGCCAAGCTGGTAGCCCTCTCGCTACCAACCTCTGCAAGGTTCTTAGCGTGAAACTCGTCAGGCGTTCCGCGATCCTTCACAAGGTCTAAATTGGCACCTGCACCAGCCTGCTGTTCTGGTGCTGCATTGGACAGGGGTGCGCCAATGTTCGCACTACCACTACCGGGTGATGCAGGTGCCAAAGCTGAACCCTGCCCCTGCATATCAGGAACAGGTAAATTTGGTTGAGCGCCAGTTATTGATGGAGGTTGCCCAGCCAGTGCTGGCGATCCAGTTGTGTTCGGAGCTGGTGGCAATGCACCTTTGAGTGGGTCATCTTTAATGAGCATGATATAAATCCTTAACTTGGTGTGCTTCCGGTTGCGAACGAGTCGGGCATACTGCCAAAGTCACCAATCGCAGAGCCACCCATTTCACCACCACCTCCACCACCACCAAGGGCGCTGGATGCACCTTTAGCTCCAGCAGTGAGCGCCAGAGACGCTCCACCTGTGTACATCGCAGCAACCACCTGAGCGATGCCACCAATAACTGCGGCAGCGTTACCTCCGCTCTCTTCAGTTTCCTTGGTCTGGGTTGTCGTGTACGAACCCTTCGATCCCTCCATCGCGGAGACCACTCCCATGAGCTGCTTCCAGTCCCAGTCGCGCTCTTCCATGAACTGAGCGAAATCGAAGTCAGCCACAGCCTGCTGGATGTTGCGATCCACAGCTCCGGTCGTCATAAGGGTTGAGATGTCGGTTTGAGATGCGTCAATCACGTCGCCACCGAGCTGCCTGAAGCGATCCGATGCCATCATCTCCCGCGCCTTGTCGTCACCGAACATCTCGGCACCAAACTTGTACGCATCAGCGTAGCCCTTACCGTACAGGTCGGAGACACCCTGAATAGTCTTCTCGCGGTTCTCAGAGCGCATCAGAGCCGCTCTACTGCCACCGAAGGCATCCATGCTACTGGCACGGGCATCGAGCGCCATAGCGCCTCTTGCACCTTCCTCGCGTATCTCACGCGCTGCTGGGTCGAGTGCGCCCTTAATGTACGGGTTGATGTATCTGGATTGGTCAGCGTCAGCCCAAGACTGAGCGCCGCTTTCAGCGTAACTCGCAGCTCGATCGAAGTATGGCTGACCGATGCCCACGTTATCGCGAGCCATCTCCATGCCCATCTGCTCGTTCTCAGACAGGCCAGCTACACGATCACCAGAGTAACCTTCCCACTGTTTAGTTCCGATGCGAGCGCCGATCTGATTCGCCAGCCGTGCGTTATCCTCAACGTACCCAGCTGGTCTGTATGTTTGGGTGCTCTTAGTTTTCTTGCCTCCCACTGGCTTCACTCCTAATGAAGTCGCCGCCGAGATACTGGTAGCCGTGCTGCTTGAATAGCTTGTCCTTCAACAGGACATCAGCATCAGCCGCCGAAACCCCGGCAACTATTGGTGCATCCTTCTCGTCAGCATGAGCGTGAGTGGCTTGTATAAGCGCCTCGAATGCTCCACCTTTCCGAAACTTCTTCTGCACATAGAGCCATTCCAAGTACATGTACCACTTGGGTGACCACGGAAATTGGTAATTGGTGAGAGCCAGTGTTCCCACCAGTCTGCCAGACACATCGGCTACGAGAACGAAGCCATTGGATAGGGTCTGTGTTATCCAGTTGATTCCAACTGTATGATCGACTGGTGGGTAAGCGCTTCCCTCGCCATGGCACTCGATAAGCAATCGAGCGATGTTCGAGGTGTCCAAGGGCTTAGCCGGTCTGATCTTAATCGTTGTCATTTTACCCCTTCTTAGTAACTTTTTTCCACTGATTGATAATTCCGACTCGAAGCCGGTCCTCGTACTCAGGTGGGATTAGGGCAACAATCAGCCCTCCAGCCACCATTCCAATAATCAAATTCATCATATTCTCTCTCCTAGTCGTCTATCAGCATTCCGCTCAGGATGGCTGTCGTGTCGGTCGCTGCCGCTGATCAGATTGTTCATACTGGTGTATTCACTGTTGTGCCAGCGCCGTCTACCCAGACAGCTCCATCGGTGTCACCTGTTGCGTAGACCGGGTTATCTGTTGTCGTATTGTAAGCGACAGCACCCTGCACTTTACCCGGGTCAGTATTAACTGCATCGGTTATGTCATTCAGTTCAGTATCAGTCGCGGTCCTTAGCTGGAGATAAGTCTGAGACACCACATCATCAGCAAAAGTGCATACCCCGTCGAAAGTTTCATCAGCCGTCTTGTCTACCAGATCGGCTTCAGCAATACCACCATAACTGGTAGCAGTTATGGCATCGAAATCTGCATCAACAGTACCAGCCTGAATAGACGTAAGGCTGGTGATGTTCCAGTCAGTCGTGTTTGTGAACGCGGTGTTGAAATCCGTGCCGTCGTGGCTGAAATCAGCGTAGTCAGTAGAGCCTGAGTCGTAGACGCGGAAACTCGCGTTGACGACATTAACCGATGTGGCCCCGGTGTCTATCGACATATACGTCGTAGAACCTACCCGGAATGCCAAGTTGGCAGCTATAGACTTGAGATACGCTGTGGTGTTGGCTCCCTCCCAAGAAAAACCAAACAAGTCGGTTTCGTCTGGGCTAAACACACCAATTGATGGCTGGTGAGCTGTGCCGCCGCCGCGCTGATCGAAGACGCTGAACACACGAGCCGTGCTGGCTGAAGCAGAGCCAATGCCAACTGCAAACTGTTGCTCAAATGCGCCGAGAGTTCGAGACGGAATATCCAGAACAGACGGAACGGTTGCTCCGGTTGGAGTGGTCGTAAGCTGCCCTGAACCAGTAATGGACAAACCATCACCACCAAGCACTGTTGTCCCAGTATGCCCTGTGACATTCCAGTCAGTCGTGTTGGTAAAGGCTGTATTGAAGTCAGTGCCATCGTGACTAAACGCAGCCGAGTCAGCGCCTGTGGCATCGTAAATCGTGACCGCACCATTCACATCCAGTGTGTCACCGATTATCTTTTCGTCAACAGTTAATTCACCTACTACCTGTGCACCAGCCGCCGTAGTCTTAAAGGATATTCCACGGTCAGGGTGATAGAGAGTAACACCACTGATAGAACTAGCGACAAGCAGGGTCACCTGAAGGTTCAAGGCATTGTCGGCTCTAAGAAGAATCCTGCCACTGTTATAGTGGTTATTTATATTTATATCGTGACTCGGACCAAAACCGAACCGACCAAACCCGATCTCACCGAGAAGGTCTGAACCATCAGCATCGTAGAAGCGCATTTGCGCATAGCAGCTCTCGGTAGTTGGTGGGGTTGCCGTAAGGGTGTCACCAAACATGTCTAGTGTGGACTGAAATGTCGCCGCACCAGCAACATCCAGTGTGTCCTGTAGAGCGACCGCACCATTCACATCCAGTGTGTCACCGACTGTAGCTGCACCTGTGACATCAAGCGTGCCAGTCACGGCTGTTGGTGCGGTCAGCTCAAGGTTCAGCCCATCAATACGAGTCGTGTATGCAGGGTCACCACCGATGAACACCTCATCTGCTGCTGCTGTCGCGCCGATACTGTGAGGCTCTGTCGGTGGGGTGAAGTCAGCTGTATATACTGCGACACCGTTAGTGATACGGATGTCGTCTAGCCACCCATTCATCCATCCAGTAATGCCACTAAACCCGTTGACTGCACCTATGATGAGGTCGGCTGTAGAATTATGGATAGTCATCGTGATTGTGGCATCTGCGCCTACCTGCACACCGTCAGCAAAGAAGCGCAATACATTACCTATCCGTGAAATAGCGAAGTGAATCCAAGTGTCGGCGGCTGGCGTGTAGGCTCTTAGTATAAATACCTCACTCACCCCAGTACCGTCGGGGTCCGAATAGAACCGCAGGTCGCCACTAATCCAGTCGAATATCCAGCCACGCTGATTTATGGAACTATCGTAACTACTGATCCAATGTTCTTGACCTGT